GCCGCGTGGCCTCGAAGGCCTGGATTTGTTCCTGAATGGTTTTCTTCATCTTTGGCCCTCTCTGGCCGCTGGAACCGGAAGCGCCCGGTAGTGCACGAACGACGACAGCGGAGCGTCTACCAAACGCAGCCTGGCGCTCCCTGTCAACAATCGACTTGATGCCCTGAATGGTCGCGTCCGCGTTGGCCGGAATGGTGACGGCGCTCAGCTCCAGCCACATCCAGCGGATGAACCGGATACCGAAGCTGTCGTCTTCCAGATAGGACCATTCCAGCGGCTGGAAGCCAATGGAGAGGCCGCGAATCAACCGCAGCTTGATCTCCGCCCACGCCTCGTCGAGGCGCTGCACGAGCGATGGCGGCTCCGTCGCCTTCATGACCCGAGCGCGGATCTCGATGCCGGCGGACGTCCGCTTCGCTTCGAACACTTCACCGATGGGACATTCGGCGTCGTGGTGCTTGAGGAACGGCATCGGCAGCGTGAACTCGGCACCGTCGCTTTCGACGATGTCGCCCATGCGGTCAGGCTCCGGCGTGGTCGCAATGCCGGTAATGATCCGCTGCTCCTCGTCGATGGCTTTGATCGTGAGGAGGCTGTAGGCGCGCTCTTTTGGCTGCGGCTCTCGACGCATGTGTGCGAAGGAGCATAAGGCCGAACCGGTCGCCGCCTGATTATTGTTAACGATTATTCAGATTGGACGCTTCGATGTCCTAGCAATGACTGCCTCGGAGAGGAGCTCTCGAACTAGGTCAGAAATAGAGTCGGTGGGTTTCTGAAGGAGCTGAATCAGTCCGTCGTATTCCGCTCGCGTGAGGCGCGTGGCTGCAACGTGGTTGCGCGGCTCGGAGAGCGCCGGCCGGCCGACCGCCTTGGCCGGCTCAGGGACGGCGCCCATAGGAGGGACTCGGCCGACCGAAGAGTTGCTGAGGCCGGCGCTGCTCCGGCGCTGCCTTCTGGCACCGCTGCTGCTCGCGCTCTCGGATAATGCGCTTGGCTTCCACACAGACCGACTTGTCGCAGGTCGTCATGTCGTGCGGCTTATACGGCATGCCCTGAACTATAGCAGCTCGACGCCAGCGCCACCAAAGCCTGAAGCCTCCGCCACTGGACGCGGACCGCCTGGCCTCGGCCAGCTGACGCCAGGCTCAACCAATAATGACCATCTGGTATTGTTTATCGACCGCCTTGGCGCCGCGTATCCAACCGGAAATAGACCGAATGATCGCGTCCACCGCGTCGATTTTGTTGGGACTCTCGGCGTTCTCCTTCTTCGGCAGAATGGAGCCATCGACGCGCCGGTCGACGACCACATTGGAGGCCTGCCAGCGGAGCGCCAAGTTCCCAGCATGGCGGAACCGGTGGTGCTTGACGCGGGTTTCGAGGTCCTTGCTCGGAGGCGTGAAGCTGGACGCGTTCTTGTTCTCGATGCGCGCCGGCAGGCCATGCTTATTGAAGAGGCTGCCGACAATCTGAATGCTGCCGTATTGGTCGAAGGCCGCATCCTTCACCTTGAAGCGTTTAGCGTTGGCCACCACGTCCGCTTCGATCATGTCGTAGTCAATCATATTGCCAGGCGTCAGCTTGAGCACGCCAGCCTTGACCCAGTAGAGCAACTCCGGCACCTTCTCGGCGCGCTCCTTCACGACATCTTCCGGCAGATACATATCCACGCAGGCCCAGAGCAGCCCGTCGATCAGGAAGCTGTAGGCCACGGCGGCAATGTCGTCATTCTGCGAGAGGTCTCCGCCGATGCAGCATTCAGGGCCGACGAAGCGCTCGAGCAGGCAGCTCGGGTCCGCGCAGGCGTCCCACTTCTGCATCGGCAGCCAGGTGAACGCCGAGTTGAGCCACTCCGACAGCGCCTTCGTGCGGAACTCCGGTTCATTCGCTGGCGTCTGCTCCGCGTCGATGAAGTCCTGGCGGAACTTGTCCAGCTTCGGCGTGATACCCAGCATCGGGTTCGCCTTCGGCCACACGAGCTCGTTCTTCCAGTCGTCGCCTTCATCGATGGCATAGATCAAGCCGAGATAATGCTCCGTCTGGAACACGCCTTGAAGGATCTTCTGCACCGTCGACCGCATGGAATAGCCGACCGAGAGCAGGTTGTAGCCGGCCGTGGTCGGGCAGAGCAGGAGCGAATTGTCGCGGCTGCCCTGCGCGCTCTTCAGCACGTTGTAGAGCTGGAAGTTCTGCGCATGGCTCTCGTCGAGGATGATGACGCTGGGGTTTAGCCCGTCTTGGCTCGAGGCCTTCGCATTGATCGGCTTCATGGAGCCGTCCTGACACAGAATGGCGTGCGCCATCGGAATGGCGCCCTGCATGCGCAGCCAGCCGGAGCGCCGCACCATTTGCGCCGCAATATTAAACACGATGCGCGCCTGCGAACCGGTGGTCGCGGCACAAATGACCTGCGCGCCGGTCTCGTCTTCGCGGAGCAGGTGATACAGCGCCATGCCGGCGATCAGCGTCGACTTGGCATTCTTCCGACCCAGCTCCAGATAAAGAATGGTGAAGCGGCGCCGCCAGCTATCGGAGCGGTGGCGCCAGCCGAAGAGCACGCAGACCAGAAAGCACTGCCACGGCTCCAGGTGAATCGTCACCGAACCCCACCGGCCTTCAATATGCGGCAGCTGCTCGAGGAAGGCGCAGGCCTTGGCCGCGAAGAACGGTGAGAAGGCAAACTCCCAATCCGCACGCTCCATGTCGCGGCGCTGCCGAGCGACCGCCAGCTTGACCCACTTGTTGGTGATAATGGCGCCGCTTTCCACGTCGTCCATATAGCGCAGCGCGACCGCCACATAGTCCTGCTTCGCTTCCGGGTCCGGCTCGATCTTGATCCGGCCTTCCTCCGCCTTGGCCGGCACGAAGTCCCGCGCTCGGGAGAGCTGGAAGGTCCCACGCCGACGCTTCTCGTCGTCCGAGATCCTCGGCCGGCCTCTCGGCCGCTTCGGCGGCACCTCGGTGACAGGTTCTGAATTAGCGACATCCATGATTCAGCTGAGCTCCTCTGCCAGGCGCCGGCCTTCCGGTTGCCGATGTTTGCCATGCCCAGCGAAACCCGACGTATTATGGCCGGTTTTCCCTTTTGGCGACTTTCCCTTTAAGAGGAGTTTGCTTGCCGGGCGGTTTGGAAGCCTCGACTTACGAGCGGTGGATCGGTCCCCCCGGTCGGACTTTCTTTCCTCCGGCCTGCCTCCGCGCTCGGAAGAGTCGTGCGGTTGGTCGGTCAGCTCGGTGGCTGGCGAAGAGCGGAGGAGCAGAGCGGTAATCATTCGCCGCGCTGCGTGCGGATGGAGTGGCAGCGGTGGCATAAGGAGCCGAGTCGCCAGCGCTCGAAGAACTCTCGGTCGTTGCGCGGTTTAATTTTGTGGTGGACGTCGGTGGCGGGCTCAAGCTTGCCCTGCGCCAAGCAGTCGTAGCAGGCTGGCTCCTCGTCGAGCTGCGCTCGTCGTGTGCGTGCCCAGGCGGTGGTGAAGTAGAGGCGTCGTAAGTTGGCGTTCGGTCGGCCGGCATCTCTGGCAGCCTGGCAGGAGGCGCAGCGCCGCACGTGTTTCGGTATCTTGTTGGGACAACCCGGTGTGCCTTCGCAGAAGCGTGGTGGCTGCAGAGGCACGAGTCTCAGCCTTTGGAACGGAAGGCCATGTTCGTGAGTGACTGGTCCTGTTCCTTCTTCCTGCGCGAATGGACAGACAAGGCCTTCGCTTTCGCTAAAGCGTTGTCGATATCGCCAGCGACTATGTGCTGCGGCAGGTGCTGAAAGCCAGTAGCCCACTCGACTTTCCAGAGCCAGACCGTAGCGCTCATCCGAGCACCGTTCGGTTCGGCGGAAAGGCTGGCAGCTCCAGCCAGCGCGGCCGCTGATCGCTAAAGGTCGTGATATCCATGCGCTTGACCTTATCGAAGGCTGGAACCGGGTTCGCTCTTACCGTGCGGCCTGGATTCTCACAAGGATCAGGCGCCGGTGGAGGCCCGATGCGGACCGGCACGTTTGGAGCGCCGCAGCCCTGGCAGGCGCCGAGCGCGCCGTAGCGGCCGCAGTAGCGGCACTTCGCCTGCGCGCAGGGTTCGGCTGGCTGCGCTCGGGCTGACCGGTAGAAGTCTATCCATGCGTCTGGCGTTAAGCGTCCCATGTTACCGTGTCACTTTCAGCTGCGCGGCCTTCAAGGAGCGGCGCCGCTTGAGGAGGTCCCGCAGCCGGCGCACAGCCCACGGCTGCAGATCGAAAAAGTTCGCGTAG